TTACTTAGATTGCACGGCCGGTTCATCAAATCCGGGGATGGAGTTGGCCGCATCGATTGCTCGTTGGCGCAGCTGCACAGCGTCACTATCAAACTTGCACACAGTACGATTCGAGTCATTGACATATTTCACCACATCACGATAAACGGTACGGTAAATAACTTTGGCTTCGGCGTTCGCCGTCGCCGCCTTCTGCTCACCAGCTGCTACCGCTTTTTCCTGTTTTGGCAGTCTGGCTTTAGCCTGGCTGTTTACGTGCTCGGAATGCGCGTACCACCCCTTCAGATAACCAGCCCAGAAAATGCCGGCGCATACCGCCAGCACGCCACCAACAATTACCAGTTTGGTTTTTCCGTTCATTCGTACAGCCCCCAGCACGTCAAAGCACTTTCCTGCTCCCGGCGGTCAACCTGCCCGTAACAGCCATTCTTTTGGCCTTTGGTCAGTCGGCAATCCCGGCCGCCGTCGAATACCCAACGGCGGATCTCCGCGCATGCCCCTTTGCGGTCTCCGGCATTCAGCTTGCGGTAGAACGTCGAGGGGAAGCACTTACCCGGCCCGATGTTGTATGGGCAGAATGAGGCTATGCCGACCTTCTGCGGTGGCGTCAGCGGAACGTGCACATTCTTTTCAACCCACGCCAACGCTTTATCGCGCTCGATAGCGTTAACTTTCTTGCACTGTGCTTCGGTTGCTCTTTGCCCCTTGATAACGCGCCTGCCATCTATAACGGTTACTCCGTGGCACAACGACCACACACCGCCCGGGTCAACAACGGCCACCAGCGCGTTACCTTCTTTTTCGCTGATAAACTGATCGAACAGCACCGGCGCAGATGCACCGGCGGCCAGCAGTGCCAGCATCGCGGCGCTGAACTTAACTTTGTTGCTCATAGTCCTGCGCCTTCCGCCGGTCGTCTTTGATTTTGAAATACAGATTAGTGAGGTAGGTAAGTAACCCGAAAACAATACTGGCCAGTACGCCGATTGCCGCCCATTGGCTGGGACTGACCTTATCGAGAAGTTGCAGCAACCAGTAGCTGCCGCTCACGGTGGATGTTATATACGACGTTCCCGCCGCTACATCCGGCAAATTCTTCATTCGCATGCCTTACCCCCACGGGGATCACTGTATGTAGTGATGCGAGGGTAAGGCTTAGTATTGGTCGGAATCCTGACTAACTTCTTACAGGCTTAGTAATTTAAGTGCTTTTGCGATCACTAGCTTTTCTTGCTCAGGATTTCCACCGGCGGCGATGAATTCATCTTGCAGGCTAATCACCTGTGCATCCAAAGAATCATCACACACTATCGCACTTTCGGTAATAAACTTGTCTCGTAGTTTGATCTGCTCGGTCGTAATATCCAGACCTGATATATTGCTAAAGTAATCAATTATCCCACGATACAGATAATCAACCTGCTTAGTTTCTGTGCCATTCATATTTTAGTTCCCGTACATTCTTAACCCTATTTCTTTAAGGGTATTGTTTGCCACACCGTTCGAGTATGTAACTCGCAGGTACATTGTGTTATCAACGCCTGAGCTAGCCCCCTCTACGGGTAAATATCCTGGCGAAGATGATTGAACATCTGCGGAGACTGACCAGATACCGTCCCCGTTTGCACGGGCAGAAACCGATGCCGATAAAAGTACTATAGGGTCTGTTCCATTCCCGTCCACAGCAGACATTGAAATTACATCAATCGTACATACCGAATCCGTAGCCGCTGCCGCAGCTCCCACACTAAAATCACCGTATGCTGTAAATCCTGAAACAGCGATAGCACCTTCAGGGATCTTATATAAAAAAGTTGCAGTAGCACCTTTGTTAAATTTCACAGAATTATTCGAATTCCATGATGAAAGAGAAGTGAACGGCGTTCGCAGTATATCCAATGGGCGCAACCACGTAAATTTACGACGCCACCCACCAATCGTATTATTGATCAGATACCAGTATTTAATGTTTGCACTGGCCTCGCTTATAGTTATTGAATCCGGCTTGCTCTTAAACCGGTTTCCCGTTGCATTAGCATTTCTGAAAAACAACTCTTGTAGGCAGTTGGTCGCTTTGATGTTAGAAAACACCGCATACTTACCAGTTACGCCCAGCGCTTGATCGCAATTGTTCGCCTCAACCCCATCTATAAAGTTTGGGTTATTTGCATCATTCGTTGTTGCATCGACATAAAATGTACTGACGGCCGATTTAGCATTACCCATTTTTATGTTTTTAACCAAACAACCCTTGGAGTTGTTGATTAAAATACCTTCGGAGGAAACCGTCCGCCCAAGGTTTGGGACGTTAATATCTCTTATAACGCAGTCTTCTGTGAAATTAAGTGCCCCAAAACTACCGTTTCTGGTGCCCGCGGTCAGTGGTGTTTCAAGAGAGCCATCTGATATTTCACAATTTGTCGAGTTTGCAAAGAAAAAACCAGCGTAATAAGTTCTAACGAGATCGGCTTTAATGACTCGCATATTATGAATTTTCACGTCATAACACGAAGGTGTATTCGGCGGGACGTCGGAGCCCACATTGACACCTTCAGTCCATCCATTGAACACAGGGTTCAGTATTCTGACGTGTTGCGCATTCACGCAGTTAATAGCAAACCCTCCCCAGTATGTTGGATCGGTATAGTATGTTTTTATTACCGGGTTTATGAAATTCACTCGTTCAGCCTGAACGAACTGCTGATTATCGCGTATGTACTGTTTTTGCACGGGATCTGTGAACGCTTCATTAACTATTGAGCCAGGATATGCACCAGACTGGAACAAACTCCATGCCAAATCAAAGTTAAACTCCCGGCTGCTTCCAATGATAAAACCACCACGGCCTGTAGTCGCGGAACGAGGATTGATAAACTCCATGGAGCCGCCGCCCACAAACATCACTGTCGTATTCGAATGAGGGAAAAGACAAAAATCGACACAGTATTCATCATCAATGATGACCAGCCCACCGCCGTTGTCGCGCACAGCATTAAACATTTTCTGGAAGCACAGAGAATTATCATGGGCAAAGCTAAGGCCGCCGTTATCGGTATTTCCTGCTTTTGCGTGAAACATAGCTGGTGTAACCATGTTTTTAACAAGATCAAACAGGTTGCCTGATAACGGCATGCCAATTAAAGACGTACCAAAATACGCTGCTAATTTTAAAGCGAGATCGGCAGTCTGCGTCTGACCTGCGATAGCAACAGGATCCCCAAAACTATTAAAACCTAATAGCATCTGCTCGCGAACTGCTACTGGGGGAACCACCCCTACCATCTGCTCAGGAACTCTCAGCACTCTGTTAAGATTCGTTTTTACAGTCTGACTTACATATTTTTTTGTTGCTGCGTCCTGGTCATTGACAGGGTCAGCAAGGTTTTCGATTCGGTAGCCTTTGGCGTTGAATGGCCCCCCAAAAAAAGGACGGGTAAGAGCAAACCCGAGATCAATAAACGCGCGCTGGATAGCCATCCAGATACGGTCGAAATCCTTATTGACGGTATCCGCCAGGAGGTCGCCGTTATCCTGGTAATCAGTAAGCCGGTATGTCGGTACCACACGTTCGAGCATGACAACCGCACCATTCGCCGGCGGCGTCAGAAACGTAATATCTCCGCCGTCTTTGTTACCAACGCCGGATACGGTATAGCCGCTGGTAACAACGGAACCATTGATACTTACTTCTAAATCACTGGCGCTGATGATGTAGAATTCGTAAGTAAATACGGTTGTCTGTCCGTTGGCCGTATAGATGTTGTAAGGAATTTGGTTAGGTACCGACATAGGGGAAGCTCCGGCGGCTAGTAATCTACAGCGACCGAAATGTCGCCATCGTATGGCTGCCAATGCTCCCTCGCCTGCGCGGTCGGAATCCCGACTAATTTGCCGATACGTACAGGCGTAGCGCTGATCGCACCGGATCCAGAATCGATAAAGTCGTCTGGCTGGTTTGTTAACGCCGGGTTGAAATCCCGCATCTGGTCGTACATGGGGCCGTCGAGAACGTCGGTATGCGCCCACAGGAACCGGGACGACAACGGCGCTTCGAATGCATCGAGGATGCGCTTTTGTTTGTTGGTGACGCTGAATTCTTCCCGTACGCCGCAGCCGGTACCCTTCAGCGCCTGAATAAGCAACTTCCCGGCGAAACTGCCGGGGCCGTTCACTTCTACACAGACCAGCGGGATCTGGTACTTCAGCACCAGCTCTTTAATCTGCATCACCTGACCGCCGGTGATTTTGTCGTTGTCGTCAAACTCTGCCAGCTCGCCAGTTAACCCCTGGCAAACATGCCAGTAAAGATGCCCGCGGGCGTCGGTGAAAATAAGGGAAAATGCCGAGGCGTCGGCCTTAACTTTGCCGGTGGCCACATCCCACCAGGCGACAGCGCCGACGATTTGCGTCTGGCCCAGCCACATCGAGCAGGAACGGTTCGCATAGCGAATTTCAGGCTGGACGTTGTACTCGCGGATACGGTCGGGATCGAGACGAACCTCGCCAACCGGTTTACTGTGCAGCTGGTACTGGCTATCCCATTCGTTGACGGTGCGGCACTCTTTACGGCGCAGCAGTAATTCATCATGATCGAAACGGCCTGGCCACGCGCAGCCGGCATAAAAATCCACGACAGTTTCAGGCGGTGCCGCGAACTCCACACCGTCTTCCGTCAATCGATAATCAGTACCCTCGATCAATAACCGGGCGGCTTTGTGGATCCCCACGAAAACATATTCCGGGCGGAACGGTATCCGGTATCGTTTTTTGGTTGCCTTCTTCGCTTCGACGCGGTGTTCTTTATCGAATAGCTTTATCGTTAGGCAATCTGCGCCCTCTGCTTCTTTCTCGTCGTAAAGGCTATCGTGGGTATGCGGCGTACCGATAAACAATTTCCGGCCTCCGGGTATCAAAATATGCGTCTGCTCGCTTAGGCGATAGCGTAGTTTTTCGCGAGCCTCCGGAGTCTGGATATTGCCGGGCACCTCCACGTCATCATTCTGGCACTCGTTGGCACGGGCGCCGGTAACGTTCGACAGAATGCCTTTTGCGAACATGCTGGCGTTACGCATATCCAGCGCGCCGTTTACCCACCATTGCTCGATGGTACCGATGCCGTCCGGCAACATACCTTTCGTCAGTGGGTGATTACGCAGAACGTTTTGTGTATCGCGGCTGGTCTTTCTGGCGGTTGTATCGGATTCCGACTGATGCAGAATACGGTACTGGCGATCGCAGTAATACCGCCAGGCGTTATAAACGCCCAGGATAGTTGATTTCCCAAAGCCACGAAAACAGCGAAGCACCGCGAGGTTTCCGCGATGCTCCAGCCAGTGGCAGGCTTTATAGTGGCAGTCCGGCACATCCCAGTTCATCCGTTCTGCCCACATCAAAAAGAAGGCCAGGAACGAAATCATTTTTTGCCTTTGTGCTGTATCCTCTCGATGACTTCCAGCGCTTTACGCTCAGCAGCTGCTACCTGCTGACCTAACTGGAACGCTTCATCGTCCGGATCTTCTCCGCCGGTCTTCGGCGTGCCTCCGCGAGTATGCATACCAATAAGTGAATGGACTTTTACCAACAAGGTTAGCGATGCGGCCGCATTCTTCTTATGCCAGTACCGATCGCCGCGTTCCTGTTTGGTGTGCTTTGTGATTTCCTTCCCTGCCCCCGGCCAGTTGTCCGGATCGGCTTCTTCCAGAACTACGTCGGTGAGCTTATCGCTAAGAGCAGTAAGGCGAGTTTTGTAATCTGAATGCATAAAAAAGCCCCGTGTTTATCCATAGGGCTATGATGTGTCGGCTTAGAGGTCGGAATCCTGACTATTTCTAATCTAATTATAAAATTGATCGCTGTATGGTTTTTTGTTAAATGTTTCTTATACCTAACACTCAGATAAAGGCGTTTATTTTTCATGAAAAAAATTGGTCTAATTTCGATATTAGTAATGATCTCACATCCGGCATTCGCAGCAGATAAGTGTAAACCAAACTTAACTGAGTTTGATGTATGCGAACAGGCTCAGAAAATCGTCACTCAGGTACGCCCCAGACTGCCCTTAACGTTATCAGAAAACGTAATAATGAAAGATGTTTCTGCTGATGGAAACAAAATAATCGCGCAGGTAAGGCTAGGCGTAACCGAAGAAGAAATGCTGGCTACCGCTTCAGAGACCCATACTTCAATCGACGTTGCTAAATCTCGAATGGCTGAAATAACAAAAAATGGGTTATGCACGAATAAAAATCCACTGGGTTCATTCATTAGATTAGGTGGGGAGATGCAATATGTTTACACCTACCCCTCCGGAACATTCTTCAATGCAGTTACTGTTAGTTCGTGTAACTAGGCTATCAACGCATACCGGGATCGACCTGGTTAATCAGCGGCGCGATCCAGAACAGGTTATTGCCCGGTAACAGCGTTCGCGCGCTATGCAGGACCCGGTCTCCAGCGTCGCCATTCAGCACGCCAGCGGTCACATCGGTTACAGTATCCAGCAGGCCAAAGGTTGGCCCCAGAGCAGAACCGATAAAGCCGCGGCTGGCATAACGGGATTGCGTACCGGTGCCGAGCAATGGCCCAAGTCCTATCATGCCGCCAGATGCCTTTTCCGCCATGTTGTTGTATTCCATCAGCGGGCCGAGGATACCCGAACGGTCGATACCCTCTAGTACCATCTTCTGCGGCGTCAAATCAACCTCGCGACCGTTAGCCGCCTGCTTAAGCGCATAGGTCAATGAGCCCAGGCCAATCTGGAAGGCGGTACCGTAATAGAATTGCGCGGTACCTTCCTGCAGGCCACCGAGCGTCGCGCGGTTATAGGATGCCGTAGCAAAAGACTTAAACTGGAATACAGTTTTCCCCAGCGGGGTACTGGCCCATAGCGGCGTATCACCGATACCCGGCGTGATAACGGTATTGTTTACGTCTTTCAGTACCGCAGATTGCAGCAAGCCGGCGGCGTACTGGTCATCCCATTTTTCGAAATTGCCGATATGCCAGCCCTGAATGACTTCGCCGTGCTTCTGAAACTCTTTCTGGATGCGTTCGGCCATTTTGTCATTGATGCCGAGCTTAGCCAGACGTTTCGCCGGGAACGCACCTGACAAAATACCGTCTGAAGTAATCATGCCATTTACCGATTTGTTCATGTCGTCAAAGTGGCCCATCATGGTCAGCTTGCCGAACACATCGGTAATGCGCTCCATGCCCGCTTCGATCGCAGTGGTGCGCGAAGAGCTATCCACCAGATCGCCCATCGTACGCGAGCGGGTTTGAAGAATAGTTTCCAGCCCTACAGCCATTTTCTTCTGCTCCGCCCGGCTGGCGAGGTAAGCCGGTGATCGAGTGATCAGCGCGCCATATCCACGCATGGTATTGCTGAAGCCGTTAACCATCATGCCGCGCGCCAGATCCGGAATAGCGGATACCGCCATGCCACCGAGTTTCGTTACAAAGTTGGCGCTACGCAGGAAAGCACCGGCGCGAACGAAAAATGATGATGGATCATCCGGCATACCGTAGGTTCCAACGAGGCGATCGCGGAGCGCCAGAATATCGCGCAGGTCGGCTTCGCGCGCCTTCGCCAGCTTTTCCTGTTCTGCCGGGCGTAAACGCATCAGCGCGTCGTATTCGTCCTGGATGGCGGCAAGCTGCGAATCCAGCGATTTGTTGCCAAAGGTGCGGGTTAATTCGATCTCCGCTGAGGCTTCGCGGATATGACGCTGCAGGACGTAATTTGCATCGCTCTCCAGATAGTCTTTCATCAGACGATCGGGAACACTCAACGTACGCGATTTAGTGCTACCCGGCGCTTTCACCATAAAGACGTTGGCGAACTCCTGCGGAATTTTGGCCCCGACAATACGGTTAATAGTGGTATCGGCGGCGATTTCGGCATCTTCGCGGGACATGGTTTTCTCACCGCGTGACCACCAGTCAACCAGCATATTGCGGAATTTATCGCGCTCGCTAACGATTTTCCCCACCTTGTACACGCGCGGGAAATAGCTGGTCTGCCCCATCGCTTTCAGTTCGGCATCCGGCGGGAGTAAGCCCAGTTCCTGCTGGGCTGTCTTCACGCGGTTAATGACCGTACGCATTGCCTGCGCCGCTTCCTGCACTTTCGCATTAACATGCACGTCGCCGTTACGCAGCGCCTCGCCAACCTGTTCACGGAAGGCCGTATAACCCAGATCGCCGCCCTCGGCTTTATACTGGGTGTATGCCTGCTTATTAGCAGTAACGACGGCCGCCTCTTCGCGGCGCCAGCCACGTACGCGCGTCTCGGCAGCTACCGGAGTTTCGATACCGCGCAGGTTGCCTTCCAGCGTGAAGTTATTCTCCGCCAGCTCCAGCGCTGTCCGGCGCGCTTCTTTTGATGGGGATTCCATCAGGCGGGTGATCGGCGTCAGATAGCTACCGGCCTTTTTAGCCAGCTTGCCGAGCGGGCCGCCGGACACTGGCGTGAGGTCTTCCAGCGTCGCCTCGCGAATACGCATAGCGCCGACGCTGCCACCGTTCGGTAAAGTATCCGCCAGGGCGTCGGCTGCGTTATTAATCGTTGGCGAGGCATTCATATTATCGAGCGCCTCGGCTACTTCCCGGGTTGCCGCATTTCTTACCGATGGGGTGATCATAGCGCCAGCAGTAGCAAATACACCGCTGAGAAGTGCGCCGGCTGTGATATGCGCGGCACTCTCCCTGGCTGTTCTGGTATACTGTTCGTTGTTGAGCACAACCTCGCTAAGCGCGGTACCAGCAGCACCGATAGCAACCTGCGAACCAATGCGCGCAACCAGAGTTCCCTGGGCGCCGGGGATGAACATCGAAGCCACCGTGACAGGATCGATAGCCCCAGCAGCGATACTGGCTAAAGTTCCCTCTGTGCCAGCCTCGGACAGTACACGGCGGTCTTCGTTTTCATCGTCAATCTGGTTTTTAATCCAGGCTGTTTCTTCTGGTGACTGAGAATCTGCGAAAGCAGATCCCCATTGCTCATAGCCGTGAATTTCATTCTTATCAGCGTAAGGGTTATACCCTTCAGCCGGTTCAAATTGTTTTGCAGGCCGAAAAATCCCTGCTAGTAGGTTATTCTGTCGGAATGCAGCGCTCCATACGGACGGTTGTGGCGGTTGAGGTTCCGGGTTTGCACCTTCAGGTAAATCAATATCGAACCCTACTGGGGCATCCAGGGCGCTACCAGCAGGTATATAACCATTACTGAATTCGCTGGGTGTGGGGTAAATTGGCATTATTCATTACTCCATGAAAAATAATTTTTCGTACGTTCAAGTCGCTCATCATGCAAACGCTGGTACTGCTCATCCAATGCTCGATGTTTCGCTTTAAATCCGCGAATATCTTTTCCGCGCGAAATTTCATCCTGTTCTTTCTGCTCTCGTTCCTTCTGCATTTTCTGGTAAGGCCCCCATTCCTCTAGGGATGGCCTCCACCGCATTTGCCTACCAAATTTGTCGTTATAAGGCTGAGCCTTTTCATTACCATCTTTATCCTTAAAGCGAATCCAAATTGCATAATCTTTAATTCTTGGAGTATATACATCAGGCACAATTTCCAATTCACCACCAACTTTAGACTCGGGGGTGTTTGAGATAATATTTGTTGCAGTTCCTGACGTGATTCCTAACTGCGTTGGGCTGGTAGAGATCTCCTCATTACGCTTGCCATACATTAGTTCCTCTTTTTTTTCTTTCCACAGTTCAGCCTGCCAACCTGACGGACCAAAGTTATATAGTGCTTCTGGTGCATATTTCATGAACTGGGCCTTGCCGTTCACTTCGCTAATGCTCCAGTTACGAGAGATTTGAGTGTTGGTCATTTTTTTGGCAATTTCAGAATTCCCACCAGAATTTCGATAGTTGATATCGTAAAGGGACTGGTAGTCATTTCGAAAATTAACTGCATCAGTTGTTGTATCGCTTGCCTTTGGATCAATTCTGAACCACTGAGCCATACTATTTCGAGCTGAATCCATAGCACTATCTCGCTCGCTTTTATATTCTTTAGTGCTCTGCGTCGAAGTTAACTGATTTTTTAATGCATCGTTCTGGTTATAGGTTATATTCTGTGCCTGTTTCACTGCCTCATCAGAAGCCATACCAGCTTCGGTCAATTGCTTAATTGTCAGATAAAAACTTTGTATATCTTTTGGCATATCACTGACGTTAGAAGATTTAGAGTCGTAAAGCCTATTGAATATTTCAGCGCCTTGCTTCACTACATCTGAGCTACTGGAGCGGGAAATAGCATTGAGCTGTGATGTTACCTGCGACGGAACAATGCCGGTCTGATTTACCTGCTGTACGATAGCATCGTGGGTGGTTGCATCGTTAATGCGGAAATTAAGCGCCGATGGCGTATTGTCCGCCGCCCTCTGCATAGATTTATTGCTCGGGTCGAGTTTCTCGCCGGAGAGCAGCGCATCGTTAAAGCGGGCGGAGTCGCGCTGCGCCTGAATATTGGCGTTGCTCTTCTGCACCAGCGCGCTAAGTTTGCCGTGTGCATCAAGTTTTAGCGCAAAATCGGGATCGTTTGCCTGCGGCTTCACTTTCGCCAGTTCGGCCTGCTGTTCTGCCGGGGTGGCGTACTGAATAGCCTGGAAGGTTCTGGCGTTATCAATCGCGATATCCAGCTGCTTGACCGCTGTTTGCCCCTGCTCACCGTACGCAAACAAAATGGTGGAGGCGTTCGGCATAGCATCCGGCACCTCGCCGTTATACAGCTGCGCCATTGTATTATTGAGAATCGGGTCAATCTGCTGGCGCAGCGCCGTACGCTGCTGCCGGATCTGCGCTTCGGCGATATTGTCGATTTTGTTTACTGCTACCGGGTCGAGACCGGTTTTATTTTTGTTGTAGCGGGACAACCAACCGCGCGTTTCTGCGGGCAGCTGCTTAACGAAATCCGCCATCGAGATTTCGCCTTTGCGCGGGTCGCCCACTTTGGCGATCAACTTATCGACGTTACCCATCCCCCAGTTATACGCGGCCCCGGCCAGTGGTTCTGACTGGTATTTTTTACTGAGCTGCCCGGCATAATCACGCGCCAGCTGCGCATGCTGCACAGGATCGTCCGGGTTGTATTCCACGCCACGTTTAGACGCCAGCTCTTTCCCGGTGTCCGGCATCAACTGAAATTCACCCTGCGCGCCCGCGGGTGATGTAACAAGGCTACCGTCTGCATTGCGGTGTTTACCGCCAGATTCCACCAGGCCAACGGCGCGCATATCAAGTTCGCCGGTACCGCTGTTGACCAGCGTAAAATCGCCATTAAGCCAGCCGGTGGGATTGGTTACCGCGTAGTTCTGCGCGCGCTGCTCCAGCGCTTTTTGGTTCGCTTCTGAGACCGCACCATCGATACGTTCCTGCGACCAGCCGCGAGCCTGGCCATACATCTCGATCGAGTGTTTACGGGCGCTGCGTATCAGCCCCGCCTGCATCGGGTTATCGTAGGCGCTGGCCTCCTGCTCCACTGAGGAGGTCACCGTCGCATTAAGCTGCTGGCGCTGGGCTTCCTCAGTCTGCGCACGCTCGAAACCGCTATAGGTGCTTGTCCGGCGTACCTGCCCCGCTTTCCACTGAGCATCAAAATAGTTTAACTGGCTGGGCGGAACGCGCTTGCGCGCTTCCTCGTAATCGCCAGCGTCGGCCTTATCCATATCTGTGACCACACCGGACGATTTAAAGCCCTGACGCGTGACCGTGGCGCCCGTCTCCGGGTTTTCCCAGCGGTCATTAGATTTAGCTTCCAGATCGGTCAGGATAGCCTGCGTCGCCGCTACGTCGGCTTTATCCTGATCACGCTGCACCTGCTCTGCTACCTGCCCCGCAGCAGAGCCAAAACCGGATACTGCGTTACCCACAGCGCCCACATTGCTGACCGCGACGCGCGTAGGTTGTACCTGCGGCGCTACATTGCCAAAATTACCCGTTGGAATTCTCACGTTTATTACTCCGCATATAATCCGTATTTGCCAGTTTTAGCCTTTTGCCAGCCGCTATACGCCGTTCCGCCGGAGCTTAAAAGCGAACTGCCGGCGCTGATGTTTCCCGCCGTCGCCGCATTCCTGCCACTGATGCGGTCGGCCTGTGCCTGCGCCTGCAGACGGTTAGAGGAATTCACGCCATTAAGGATCGTCTGGTAAGCGTCCTGCTCTGCGTCTTCGGTGATGCCTGAGGTGATGCGCAGCGCGGTACCTTCGCCAGTTTCAACGCCCGACGCCGCCAGCGAAGCGTTAGCCGCTGCGGCCTGTTCACGCCCGGCTTTACGGATACGGTCGGCTTCCACCCTTGCGGCTTTCTGGCTCGCCTCTGCATCGGCTTCCGCCTGGGCGGCCTGATAGTTCGCCATTTTTTTCTGCTGCTGCCCGCTATACGCTGCGCCGCCGGCGGCCAGCACTGAGGACGCTATTACAGCGATTTCTACGCCAGTGCACATTGTTAAACCTCCATCGAATAAAGCAGGCCTGTTTGCTGCAGGCCGAGACGCGAATACAACTGGCCAGTGCGTTCTGCGTGCACCCCAGTGGTAATACCCATGTTGATAACAGCGGCGCCGTGCTCTTTTGACCAGTCGATAAACGCACGTGCCAGTCGCGGGCCGGCGCTGCCGCCTCGATGTTCTGGCGCGACAAATAAGCCATACTCGAAGGCCATCAACTGGCGGGAAAAAAACTGCTCGGCAATACCGCCGCCAAGCCAACCGATAACCTGCCCGTCTTTTTCGGCGACCAGCACACAACCAGACGGCGAATAAATCAGGCTTTGCGCCAGTTCTGCGCATTTATCCGCATCAAACGGCGAGTTTTGCGAGTAACGGGACTCGAGATACATCCGGGTTCCCAGTTCGATAAGCGCCGGGATATCCCCGGCTGTGGCGTTACGAATCATCATTAGCCCCCGTTGCTGGTAAATACGATGACAATGGCGAGAAGATGGAACGGCAGCGGCTGGCGCTGCTGAATAGTCAGCGAGTCTTCTCCGCGCTCCCAGCCTAATTTTCCCCAGTAGTGATCGCCGGTGAATAACGGCGCCGGCTGGTTGAGGATTTTTGGCCCGAACGTGCGGAACGGGATCACCTGGCCGTTGCACTCGGCGCCAGTGGTTTCGAGGAAACGCATAGTGACTTCACTTGTGCGCTTGCGGGTATTCTGCGTGGTGCCTTCAGACGTAGCGACTTCAGGCGTCAGCGTGGTAATAGTCGTTTCGAAGTGCAGGCCGATTTCGACTTTGTAGGCTTTGCGCGAAAGCGTGATTTGGCCGGATGATACGACCGCCTGCGGCATCACAGAGCCGTCTGCAACGATATCGACGGTCTCGCCTTCGAGGTGCGACAGGCCGCCCCATGTCGTTGCGCCAGCATCGCTGGAGCCCGTCACGGCTGCATCGGTGTACAGGGCGCTGCTGAACATTTCTACATAGCGAACGGTCTGGCCATCGACAGTACGGCGCACAATGGCGTACACCACATCGTCAGTCGCTGAGGGAATAGTCGCTACGGACTCAAACGCACCATTGGTGATCTGCCGTGACCACGCGACAACGTTCTGCGCCCGGTCGATAGCCATCGTCACCATTACGCCATCACTGCGAACCAGCCAGGTAAACGCATCAGGTTGCTGCTGATACGCCATATCGATCACGCCGCCTTCTGTGATGTGTTCCGCCAGTACGGTCATATCGTTGGCCGAGTAGGCTACATAACTGTCGGGGTCATAGGCGACAGCGTAGAGCTTACGGCCAGAACGCTGAACGAACATAATCTCGGTACCGACGCGCACAGGGCGGATCCCGTTGCATCCGTACGGGCTGGGATTTTTTACCGAAATGTTGGTAGGCGTAATCGCCGCATCGTTACCGGCGGTAATGGTAAACTCGCCGCCGTACGTCAGCGCAATTAGCGTATTCATCTGCGCGAGGTGCACAATCGGGTTTAGCTGGTCAGAAGACAGCGTAAAGCTGATCGCGTCGTCGTCATCGGTTCCCAGCTCGAAAGAGAGGTATACGCCCGATTCGCTCCACCAGATAGTTTGCGGATATTGCGGCGAACCGGCCAGAACAAGCCGCTGCTGGTAAAGCGTTACCGCGCCCGGGTATCCAAATTCATCAGTCCAGACAGAATCCTCGCGAGTCCATGCGCCCGGCGATGCCGCCTGCGTTGCGCTTAAATCGGTGCGAATGGTACCGACGGCAACCTGCGCACTGGTTACGCTCTTAATCAGCACCAGACCGCTGTTAATCCTGACGTACGAGCCCACATCTTCAGGCACCCAACCATCACCAGTAAAAGGTGGCGGGTCTTCGCTATCTTCTGGCGGTTCGTCATCGCTAAGGGTCAACGTGATTTCAGAGCCGACGAATTCTTTCACCGATGGCTTGCACCATTTCTGCGGCGTGTCGCGCACTTCGTCGAAGGGTTCAACGATAAATGGTGCTGGCTCCAGTACCCAATCGGTTTGCCCGCGTCGCTGCAGGCGATAGGGTTTAACAGCCTGATGCACCAGAAACATGGTATCGGCGCCCTGAACGTAATTTACCGATGGCAGCATGTCAGAGGTGTACGGGCTGGCGATTTCGTACGGCGTGTTGTCGTCGTTCACCAGCTGCTTACCATCCTGGTAAATTCGCAGATAGCCGTCGCCAAACTCCAGAATGTACGCCTGCGTGCGATTGAAAACGTACGGAATGAGGCGGGATTTTTTGTCGCCGTATTTTGCGGCCGCTACGAACTGCGAGCCGGGGCGGCGCATTACCCCGCCCTGTACCACGACCACACTATTTTCCAGCGTCTTCGCGCCATTCGCATAGCGATCGATATCAACGCGCCCCATAAGACGCGGGGAAATTTCGCCGGCGGTGAAGTTTGTTTTAATCAGATTGGCGCGCATGTCAGAACCTCGATTCGTACGTTGGGTAGCCGCCAAGCTCTTCCGGTGGGTCTTCCTGACCGTCCACGGCCTTTGCCTGCTTCAGCAGTACCAGCGATTCCTGGGCGAGACTGTCGCGCAGACTGGTAGAGCCAGTGACGGCATAGGCCAGCTTTGCCTGCATCATCATTTCGGCCACATCAACGAGCGCGGCATCCCAGGTGGATTCGTCTTCGTTGCGGAACACATAACGCAGCTTCAGCACCTGCACGTTCGTCAGCAGCCGGTTGCCCTCAACACGGTACGGAATATCGTCGTAAGGTTCCCCGATGGACAGAACGCGAAGAAGATCACCGGGCAGTGCAAACTGAAACCGGAAACCGAATACCGGTGCTGTACTGACAGGAGAGAGAACCACACGTTTTACAACGCAGTTCCACGGATGTGCGCGCAGCAGCTTATTGCGTACGGTGGGATAAAGGTTTGAGCACAGACGGGCGTGATCGGTGTTTTCGTCGAAACTGTTAATCGGGTGAGCACCGAGCGCCAGCAATGCGTTAGAGCAGATAGAAATACTGTCAGCCATAGCCTTACCTCAGATGAAAAAAGGCCGGGAGATATCCCCCGGCAAAGGCACCAGCGGCTTTATGCTACGAAATCGATGGCGACTACTTTGTTTTCCGCTGCGCGGCCTGCGCCATAGGACGCATCGACGGAAATCTGAATGGTGTTGTTTTTATCGCGGCGCGGGCCGATATCGACGTTGTACTCTTCGCCGGTACCGAAATGCACAGCGGTTTTACACCAGGCAACTGCGGTTTTGGTGGTGACAGCTGGATCACCTGCTTCAGCAGAATCCAGTTTTTCATAGGCCAGCCACTTAAAGCCCAGCCAGTTACCAGACACCGCCCCTTCCTGCAGCATTTTCACCGCCATAAAATCGGCGCTGGTCAGCGTGGTATCGCTGAGGATTTGGGTAAGCATGTCGGCGTTGTAGGTGATGTACAGCTCTTCACCGTTCTGCTCGTCACACTCGTTACGGCGGAACATGGCTTTTGCGGCGATCAGCTTCGCTTTGGTCATCCCGGTACCGCCAGCGACGATTTTCTGCGATGCGGGAAGCGCAACCGGAGCGTACGCGCCAGTGTTGGAAGTTTTGCGCAGAACGTCGTCCAGCAGTGCACGATAGATAACGTCGTCTTTTTTGCGGTTGGATGCGGCCAGCGTCAGCTGCAAATATGGCCCCTGCGGGTCAGCCAGCAGTTTGCGCAGGTCGCGCTTTTCCACCGGCACGAATACGCCATAGTCGGCCATCAGCGCATTACGGGTGCCAGCATCAGGCAGATCCCAGACGGTATCACCGAAACGCTCGGTGATCTGGGTCATTTCAATGGTACCCATATCGTTGATGGTGAACGACGCACCGGTGATGTTGCCGCGGTCGTACACAGCACCTTGCAGGCGGGAATCCTTCTGCTGTGCGGCAATTTCGAAAGAATCATGGAACTGCTGGATAAACGCAGCGGTGATCATGTTCTTAGCGGTATCAAATGACATAATAATCACTCCAGAAAGTATCGCCTGCGGGTTGTCGGTATTCCCGGCCCAAATCAGCACAATGCGGTTGGCGCTGGCGCATTGCGGGAAAATTCAGTTATCCGGCGTCCCCGCCGGGCTGGTTGTGGGATGATTGTTAGCGAGGTGCGCGGTCGGAATCCCGACCAAATAAAAAAGCCAGCGGGTCAGGCTGGCTTCGATTGGCTTATGGTGACATGTCACGCTACGGTTTGATCGCCGTAACGCTTCTGGTAGTACGCTTTCACCTGTGCAGATACGCGCTCATGGTCGGTATGCTTCGGATTCATGTACGCTTCGGACTTCATCAGGTCACGGATGGTCTGCTGCTCTGCCGGGTTGCTGTCGGCGCCCGCCGGTGCGTCCTCCTGCATTTCCGCGCCGATTTTCGCCAGCATGCGGATCACCATAGGGTTATTGCCGATTTCATCGATGCGGCCGCGATCACCTTCATCGGTCAGGGAATTGAATGCGCGGAAGGCCAGACCGATATTCTTGTTAAATTCGGCGTCAGTCTTCCAGACTTCTCGCAGCTGCGTGGTAGCGGATTCAGCATCCAGTTCCGCCGCACCGTTGACCAGCGACGGGGCGATTTGCGCATACTCGCTGATGATGAAACTCATCTGGTCGTTGGTGATCCCCTTGCCGTGCGCCGATTTCATAAACGACTGCATGCGTGGGTCAGCTTTGAATTCTTCCCAGTTGAAGCCTTCGGCCTTTACCTCTGGGGCATAGTCATCAGCAGTTTTTGGCGGCGCGTCGCCGCTGCCCATGCGTTTTTCAAGGAGAGAGTAATTTTCCGCCAGTTTGCGGGCTGAGCTTTCAATACTGAGTTTTCCGTCCTCGCCCACAACGCGGAATTTTTCAGGTATCCAGTCATTCGCGCCCTGTTCGCCCGAGCCGGTGCTGAGAAGTGATGTACCAGCAGGGTTATCAGCGCCCGGATTTTCAGCACCACCGCCATTGCCACCATCATTGCCCCCTGTGCTGCCTGCTGGCGCTTCGGCGCCCTGCTCGGCGTTCATGAATAAGTGTTTAATCTTCCACATCGTCGTTTACTCCATCTGCACGGTTGATTTGCATCAGAATGAAATCGAGCACGGCGCGTTGTCCGGCCCGGTAACAGGTTTCGCGGTCACCCTCGGCACCGCCGGGGACGTACGCCGCACGCCCGAATCGGCGCGTTAATTCATCCAGCACCTGCGGCCCGCCTGGCATTTCCTCGAAAATGCGTTTGTAGTCCGCCGGTGATACTTGTTTTGTAGTCATTAGCCCCCCGCTACTCGTTGGCCCAGCGCTGCGCCCACCTGCTGCCCTGCTGTGGTTGCCGCCTCGCTACCTGCCTGCATCATGAGTGCCTGCCCTGCTTGTTGCTGCTGCGCCCGCTGCCGCTGCTGGCGAAGTTGTTCGACGGCACCAGACGAGCGAATGACTTTCGCCGGTACGCCCAGCGCATCCGCTATCACGCGTGTTGCTTCGTCGGTGTCTACGAGGTCGGTCACATCGGGTGATACCTGCGCCAGATTCGCCACGTTCGCGCCAAGGCGTTCAATGGCGGTTACGTTCTCCAGCTGCTGCGCGCGGGCAAGCGGCGAGATATAGCGCACGTTGAAATTAGCGTTTTGCAGACTATCCGGCGCTGGCGGGAATACACCGGCGCGGAATGCAAGACCGAAACAGCGCTCTACCAGCAGTTGCAGGTATTCAGCCTGGAATCGGCCATAGACCGGGCCAAGCAACTGGCGGATCAGCGCCACACGCACATGTACTTCGGTGGCGGTCATTGCCGGGCCGTCCTGCGGCTGCAGCTGGTCGGCCATCATGATTTTGCGGATAGATGCCTGCAGGCGTTCTTCTGCGGTAAAGGCCACGTTGAAATCGGCGCCGGTTAGCAACGGTTTCATGCTGTTCACGCTGTTCGCCACGAGGATACGGCGCGGGCCTACTTTGACCGTACGCGGGTTAAGCACGCCGTCATCTTCGGCAATCCACATCCCGGCGATCGCCAGATCCTGCGCTGCCTTCTCCATGCGCTTCGTTTCGTTCAGCTCTTTGCAGTCCGGCAGCGCGTCGTATACCGGGCCGATGCCGTACGACGTACCGGGGATTTTCATCCAGCGCGGTACACAGCAGGGGAATTCGTGATAGCCAGATTCGCGCACAATGAGCTTGCCGCTCACTTCCACGTTGTACGATGCAAAGCGCAGGTTTTTAGCCAGGCGCGCATTCACCACGTAGTTTTCACGCGGAAAAATGCAGTGCAGGAAATCGAATTTGTCATCGGGCTTTTTGGCGGCCGCGTCGCGAATCTTCTTGCTGACCTTATCCGCGCCGAATTCTTTAATCGCCTGCTCTGCGGTGAGCTGGTAGCGGCGATAAATCGTGTCCACGATGCCGTCGCGACGGGTGGATGTTACATAGCATTGCGCCAGCGGCCACTGCTGGAACGAGAATCCGCCCTCTTCGCGGTCTTCGTCGATGTACAGCGCGAACCAGCCGGCGCACACCACATCAAGATTTGCCTCGTAGCCTTCGGCGTCGAAATTGGCGGCGTGGATGTTTTCCCATACGAGCGTTGCGCAGGTGGACAACCACGCGGCGGCATCATCCGGCAGCGATTCGCTGTCGAGATTCAGCCACTGCGCATTTGCTGGGGTCATGCCAGACATGAGCGCAGACGCCAGCATGCGGGCGCTGTCGGTGGCCGTGCCGTCAAGCAGCCGTGCCACCTTTGATTTCGCGCTCTGTGCATCCAGCACCTCATCGGATAGCCCCGCGCCGCGCAGCGGATAGGTGTAGTCGTAGCATTCCCGCCAGACGCTTTCGTGCACCTGTCGGTTGGCTTTCAGCGTATCGGCACGCTTAACCAGCTTTACGGCGAGATCATCCATCGATTATGCCCCTAAGGTGTTTTTTGCTGCCTGAGCGCCGGAGGAAAGCAGGGATGAACCTGTATCCGTTGCGCCTTCGGCACCGCTTGCCAGCAACGAGGAACCTTTTTTGCGCTTCTTGCGTGCTGCGGCGTCGGCATTCGCGGCCTTCGCTGCTGCATCGGCTGCTGCATCTGCCTCAGCCTGCGGATCCTGCTCTACGACTTTTGGTGCACCGCCTCCACACATACGATTCCCCCTTAGCCCGGCACATGCCAGCCGTGTTCGGTTAATACTGGTGCGCCGCGTACCGGTTGCGGCTTGCCCTCTTCGTTTGTCACCATTGCACCCGCGCCGCCGGTGCTAACATCAGTGGCTTTTCGTACGAGGGTAAGAAATTCGAGGTTGTCGGTAAGGCGCTGGCCATTGATGGAAATAAAATCCAGTTCATCAAAACGAGCGATGATTGTTGCACCCTGAGAATTGAGAGCGGCAAGGATCGCGTTACGTTCGGCAAGAGCGGTACCATCAAGCAGCTGCGCTACACGCTGTTGAATTTCTGGCGCTGAGGCTTTTTTCTCCACAGCGACCGGAAGCGGCGCAGTTTCTGAATTCAGCAATTGCGATTCCGCCATAAGCGTATTTTCATCCGACACAGTTTTTTCCTGCCCCGGCGTCTCAACGATTTTTTTCGGTCGAGCCATTTTTTTCACTCCTGAATTAGTGAGTCGTCATTGTGTGTTGCCCTTCTGGTCAGTTTCCCGACCAAAAACAGGGCGGCGGAACGTCCACCACTGCCGATAAAGCACCGTGGGGAGTTTTTTACGGTCTGAGCTGGTAGCCAGACACCAGAGAGCAATTAGCGCCTCACCGTGACCGTGGCGAGGTTCTGATCCGGATTTCCAACCGAGAACGGCAGATTTCGAAACGCCAAGTTCATCGGCGATTTGCTGAGTGGTGAGGTTTTTTCTGGTTAGGTCGGTAATGACCCGGAACCAGTCTGTACGGAAGGTGGCGACCAGCGGCATAAATCAGCCCCCTAAACGCGCGCGTGCGCGAGCATAGAGAAGGGCAAAATCGCCGCCCGCCAGAATGGAAAAGGAGCCTGAACAGAATTTCATGCTTTCCCGACGTGTTGGCCAACCGCATTTTTTAGCGTTATCTGCTGCTCTTAGAGACGGAATTAAATTCTGCATAAGCGTAATTCCTTTACCTCGTTAGTGACCTGTTCGAGCAATTCAGTCTCCGTTCCGTAGTTTTCTTCCCATGTTTTTTGCCCTGCGTGGATAGCTACGCCGTGTCCGCCGGTTCTGTGGTGTGGAGGGCAAAGCGGGAGAGTTTCTTTGTGGTCGGCGCGTTGGGCTATGCCCTGCCCTTTGCGGATATGGTGAACTTCTGCAGGTGTAGCGCCGTAGCCAAGATTTCTGCATACGACGCAACCCAGTGATGCAACGTCTTCCAGCCAGCGTTTATCGTCTTTGGTCATGGCGATATTTCTCAGGCGGCATAGCTGAATAATTGCGAGGCTGCGTTTTCTGCGGCCTGTTGATTGGGGAATGTGCGGAATAAAATAAAATTCCAGAGGACGTCTAATACGGATTTGTACAGTTGGGAGAATTCTACATCGTCCATTTTGGCGAACGATATGGATTTGGGTTCCTTGCGGGTGGTGCCATCAGGCATCTGGTATTCGGTATAAAAACCGGCTTCGATAGTTACCCAGGAACGGAACGCTTCAAACGATTTAACCGCACTGATATTCCCGGCGCGTTTTTCTGCCTCATCGCGGAGATACTGATCCGCCAGTTCCTGCAATGTGTCGGCATGCCCGGCATAGTGGGCTACCAGCTGCACGTAACCACGAACCAGTTTTTTATCAGCTGGCGATATTGCACCGCCGGAAGGTTGCCAGTAATCAAATCCAAGATTCAGTAGGGCGAAAAATTTACGGTGAAATGCCGGGTTTCTTGCCTGCTTAAAATCTGCATACAGAATACCGCCCATGCGAACTTTTTTTTCTAAGAATTCGCGGGCGTCAGGCGTTGCCGGAATTAATACACCGCCGGGTGCTTTTACAAAAGAATACTGCGCCATTGGGTTCCCCTTTAGCGCAGCAATTGTTCAGAATTACATGGTGTTGGGTGTTCAGGCCAACGTGGTAATTATAGCATATTGCCGTCTGGTTTGATAATGGTATAACCAGTCAATTTAGCTAATTCAAACAACGCGTTAAGTGTCGCTACGTGCTCATCGGGATGGACGATTCTCGTCTTTTTAATCTTCCCATTTTCGCACGTTATCAGTACATCACCATCGTCGGGGAGAAGGTCTCCTGCGTCTTTCTTATCAACCACTACCTCTCCCTCGACAACAATACTGTATAAAATTACAGTATATATACTACCAACTGACAGTGAGCGCAAATTTTTAAGAGCACTAATCGTTAAAAATCAACAATAAATCTCAAAATATCCGATTGAATTCAAAAGAAAACCGCCATTTCTGACGGTTCTGTTTTATCTGGTATGGTTGTTCGCTATGCTGACAGTTTAGTTTCGTGCCACCCTCGCGTTACCCAGCATTTCGAATCACCAGCACACGGGCAGGAGGTGATCGGCAGCGACTCACCGCACTTTCCACACAGGCGTTTGCTGATCGATTTGATGTGGCCACTAAGCCGCGCATCATCCTGACGGATCAGCATGGCTATGTACTCGGCCAGTTCGTACGGTTCACGCCCCGGACGCCGGGCGGCGCAGTTACGCGCCAGCATGTCCAGTTCCTGCGCATCGAGAACCAGCTCAATTTTCCGGTTGCCGGCGGCGGACTGCCGCGCTCGCTGCGCGGCTTTACGTTCTGCGGATGATTTAGCCATTAACCACCTCAGTTAGCTGGATAATCGTTTGATTGCATGGCGGAGCATAACTTGTGCATACAGCGCCGGAGCAAGCACCTGCGGCATTTTAGAGTAGCCCGCGCCAGAAAACAGGCGGCGAATTTCTTTAGGGGCAGCGCGCAGATTATCGATATTGTTATTATTAAGATCATTATCCAGATGTATAACCGAATAACCGGTCGGTAATTTTCCATGTACGCATTCATATACGTATACATCGAGTCTAATTTTCTCTTTATTAACAGTGATGTACTGGGGAAGAATGCGTTTCCGGCCTTTAGGTTCGCGAGTCCATCCGCGAGCTATCTTTACATCCTTGATATTGTCAGGTTTTTTATCGGTACCGAATCGCCTGTTGAACCGTTCTGTTAGTTCAGCATTCGTTAGATTCCTGTTGGCATAAATGAAAGTTAGCTGCTCATCGGTATAGCGCGGCTCAATTAAAAACTGCTTTCCTAACCCATGAGATTTGCACCAGATACGGATAGCGCCCACGCTCTTATTTGTACCAAATTGAGCGTTAAACATTTCAGTTAATTCCCGCGCAGTGGAGCTTTTGATATGCTGCCTGATAAACAACTCCTGGGCTGGAGTGTATTTCTCTATCATTTTTCGATCCCCATAATCTTAGGCACATTGCCTGCGGTACCGTCATAAATAGCCTTCTGAGCGTCTAGGGCGACGCGATAAGTACCGACCATTACCCCGACGATCTCAACTACCGCCTTTGCCCTCGATAACTCTTCCTGAAGCACGTCGCCTTTGATATTGGGATCAGTGACAGTTTCCAGCATGGCAAACTGGTGATTCATTAAATCCTGAATAGTATTTTTCATGGTTAAGCAACCTCACCGATATATTCTGCAATGCCCGGCAGCAGCGCCACCGCTGGCGATTCACACTGGTTGCCCCACACGTCGAAACCATGCGACGACTGGCGGGCGAATAACTCAATACGCGGTACATCGCCCAGCAGCTGCACCAGCTTTTCGCGCACGATATCCGGTTTACGCGAATGCTCCAGACGCGGGGCCGTGAATGACTGAACGATCCCGGCATCCAGCCGGGCGGGCAATTTTCCCTGCACAGCGAAAAGGCAATCCTCGCTGTTCGCCCGGGTCATATGGCCCATTCCGAGGGCCAGTTTGTCGGTTTGCCGGCTGTAGCATTTGTTCCACGTAAAGCCTTTCATGGTCATGAGGCGGAAGCCCCACGCCTCGACTACTCGCAACGCCTCCAGTGGCTGAGTCGGTACCCACCACATAGCCAGCAGGCAGTTTTCAGCGGCCAGTTCCCAGACCGGGAGACGGCAGATATCGAGCACAGTCATGGTCTGGTATTTATGCCCGGCGCCACGCTCGCCATCTTTGGCTTTATCGCGGTACGTCCAGGGCGGATCCGCATAAATCAAAGTGTATTTTTTGCTCATTGATTCACCCAGACGTTAACCATGCAGATACCTAAGGCTGACAGCGCCGCGATCACGATAAACAACACAACAAAATTCAATGTCAGGGCGAAAACTCGCAACGTACGCCCGCTGTAATTTTCAAAACCCTGTTTAAAAAGCTTTTTCATGTCCGCTTCTCCCGCCAAAAATTTAATCTCGCTTTGAAAAACTCCCGGTAGCTTTCCGGCGTCGCTGCAATCTGTTCTACGATGGCCTGTCGAGTGACTTTCTTCTCAAACAGCTGGCGTATGAGTGCCGAGGCGCGCATGTCGTAGTGCTCTTTGATCTGGCACTCCTGCGGCCATTTGGCGCGATTGAGCGGTAAGCCGGGCGGCAAGTAATCTGATTGCCCGGCCATGGCCTTATGTCCTCTTGTTCTTCGCTGACTCGATGTAATAACGGGGATCGACGCTGTTAAGCGTGAAGTGAACCACCGGCATATCGTCGTGACGGGTGATACCCACGTAATTCGACATGAACATGCCGAACACGCGATCGTGAAGTTCTTTGATCGTCACCTGACAATCTGGATAGTGCTTCTGGATTAATGCCAGGATGCCCTGGTAAGAAAGCGTTTTGCCTTTCATCACGGCTACCAGCTGCTGCGCGGTGACGCTCCCGGCGTCCTGCTGTTCGTCGCTGGCCTGCAATGGGCTGATACTCTCCAGCACCAGACGGTGACGGCCAATACTGCCGACGCGCTGGCCCGTTTTTTTATCGAAATGCTCATTAGAGCCAGCAGACCAGACGGTAGCGCCTTCACTCAGGCGAACGTTTTTTTCACCTCTGGAATAAATCACGGTGCCGATGTGGGTTTTACGCCTGCGGCCGGAAACCGTAGGGGCGATAATTTCACGCTTAATCGGTTTTTGCGGTGTGATGCCGGGTACAGGGGCCGGACGTGGCGCCGCAACGAACACGGAACGGCTGCGGGCGCGCGCGCCGGCGTTCATGCGCCAGAGAATAACGGGGAGCCAGTTGCAGCCATCATCCGGTTTTACTGGTTTTGGGTAATTTAAATTCGTGGTCATTGGTCTTTCCTCGGTTAAATCGCGCTGGTCAGGCGCGGTTAAAATGCATCGGTATTGAATTTCTCAGAGTATTTACGGGGTTGTTTCCGGGGTTTCGCGGCCTCCAGTTGGATACGTGTTTTCTCTTTGCCAACATGCTGATCCATTGACAGAAAGTGTCCGTTTTTAAATTCCTGATAAATAATTGCGCCTGCGGCACTGAAGCGGCTTTTACCAAGGATAATTTCAGCGACGCCAGCCGCCGGGCTTTCCGGGTTGTAAACCTCATCGCGATACAGAAACATGATGCTGTCGGCGTCCTGCTCAATAGAACCGGAATCGCGCAGATCTGACATGACCGGGCGGCGCTGGGCCGCCGGGCGGGAATCCACAGCGCGGGAAAGCTGGCTAAGCGCGAACGTCGGCGTATGCAGACGCATAGCCATAGTTTTTAGGTTTCGGGATATGTGGGCGATCGCGAGGTCGTTACGCTCTGCCTTCGGTTTTTTAATCAGGCCAAGGTAATCGACAACGATCATTGCCAGATGCGGATACCGGCGCTTATGCGTTTCGGCAACGGCGCGGATTTGCTCAATCGTCAGATCGGTAGCATCAACGATCCAGATATCTCGCCCGTTCATGGTCTCCATGGCCGCTGTAAAGCGCGCCCAGTCCTCGTCCTGCATATCAAGGGGATTACGCAGGCGTGACACTGACATGTTGCCAGAACCCGCCAGAGAGCGTTCTACGATTTGCGCAGCGGCCATCTCCATGCTGAATATCAACGCGCCACCGCCGGCAGCGGTAACACCATCGACAATCTTCAGCGCAAATTCTGTTTTTCCCATGCCCGGACGCCCGGCGACGACAATCAAATCCTGCAGGTTGATTCCGCCGGTTGCATCGTCCAGTTCTTCGATCCCGGTTTTCAGGTTGCGGGTACCCTCTTCACCATCCATGCGCTTCTGCATGGTTTCCATGTACACCGGCAGTAACTCACTCATGTGTACCGGCTGCACGTCGCCAGTGTCGCCAGTCATATCCAGCAGCTGCGCCACGGCAGTTTCAACAACCTGATCGCGCTGTTCCTGGTTGTTTGCCTGCCGGATGCCATCAGCGCCCTGCTGCAGTAATTCGGCCATACGGCGGCTGCGCCACGCCTTAACCATTTTGCCGGCGTAACCCTTCAGGTTCGGTACCGTGGCAGGCATACGTGTAATTTCTGATAAATCAGCCAGGCTACTACCGCCCAGCGCTTCACTGACAAACAGCATGTCGATCAGGCCGTTCGCCAGCGCCTGTTTTTTAATTTCGGAGAACGCGCGACGGTGAAACCCGATGCTGAAAGATTCTTCAGGCGTAGAGGCGATCACATCGAATGCGTCCGGACTGGCGCCGCCATTTAGCAGGCCAGCCAGCACACAAGCTTCCAGTTCCTGCGGAGTCATAACGAACCTTCCCGGGTATTACGTAACGTTTCTGGTTTCATCAGGTAGTCAAAGCTGGCTCGCCATCCGCCATCTGTACCGAAATAAAAATCAGGAGCATCAGCGCGGAATTTTTCGAAATAACCCAGGAATGCACCCGTGGTTTTGTTTTTCATGTGGGCGGCCAGTCTGGTAATCATCCGACGGCGATCGTCGTCCAGCTCTGCCGCTGGCAACGTATCAGCAAAAATTTCGTTGAAGCCGCTCATGACGGCTTCAGGGTCGATCTCAGCTTCCAGAACAGCCCAGGTCTCAGCGTCAGTAAGATAACCATCAAAACGGCATACACGGCAGATGTTTGCCGGTTTCGGCAGACTGTCGCCCCGGCGACGCCATGTAGCCAGAACCCATCGAATAACTAGCTGAACATCGTCCAGCGTATAGCCGTCGCGGGTTGTCGTAGGGGTCATGAGCATCAGGAATGGTTTCATGTCACGGCAACGGGTACCGGTTTGAACGTTGTAAAACTCCAGCGCTTTTTTCGCATCAGAAAGGAGTTGCTCGCGGGATATATTCGCAACAGATGATGTTGCCGGATGTGCGCCAATTACAGCGATCCCGTCAAATTCGTAGCGTTCTGTGATTACGCCATCTCGTACCAGAATAAAACCGTCGCTCAGCTGTTTTAATTTTGTCACGGATTTATCGCGCACGTTGATGCGATCGATTTCAATGCCGCACTGTTCGCCATTGCTTCCAGTTACCAGTAAATCAACGCGGCCTCTGCGACCATCGCCACGATCAGCGACCGGATATTCACGCTGGCAGTCAAAGCCAGCACCAACAATCACAGCTTCAACGGCATCGTGAAGTTCACCAGCTTTATCAAAATCGAATTGACCTTCGAGAAGTGAAATCAGTTGTTCACGCAATACATGCCCTTCGCCTCTCCCAACGGGAGATTTAGAGGGATCTATATTCTCTGTAGTATTCTCTGTAAGAAAGTTTGCTGGTTTTCCCCTGACTTGTTTGGTGGTTTTCCGCATTCCAGTATGTGGTTTTTCCGCATTCTTGTTTGCAGCCGCAAGCACCTGATATAAAACGTTATTATCTACTTTGTAGAAAAGTCGTGCAGGAACGCCTTTTCTTTTTTCCAGCAGTACACCAATTGAGCGGAGTTTCTTACGCGCCCCCTCCTGCTCATAGCGGGAAAGGCCGGTTTCTTCTTCCCATTCTTCCTGAGTCTTATACACCCATCCGTCATCGTCGGACCGGTTAGTCCAGTAGGTCATTTGTGACAGAAAGAGCGCAGCCGTCACACCAATATCCAGACGAATAAAACTGCGCTGGAAGGCGATCGGCCTGTCGAGTAATGGCAAAATATTCATACTCAGATCCCCAGCGAGTCAGCCAGCTGACGGCAGGCGATTTCGTATTCTTTCTGGGTGAGTCCCGCTTCCTGCAGGTCTGCCTTGCGCAGTTCGTAGCGTTCCCAGATTGTCAGCGCAGTGGCGCGACGTTCCTCGAAAATCGATTCGATATCTTCCATCGGGACTTGTACCCCGTTCCGGCGAAACCCATTCCGCCAGGTGATGCGGTCTTGTGTTCTCATTGGTCTTTCCTCGGTACAGGTTAAACGCTGGTCAGGCGTTGTGTTTCTCGCATAGCTTGCAATGCTCTAGCGACTTGCTGCGGCCCGTCTCTGGCGTCGAGTAACAGCGCGATAATCGCCGCGGCAAACTCACGAATGGCCACACAAATTAAATACTGGGTGGACATACCCAAGCGAGCGTAACGCTCTGCCGGCAGCGCCGCTTCCATCGCTTTGACCAGCGCCAGAGTTTTGGCTCTCGCGGCTTTGGTCTCGCCTCGCAACCAACGAAAAATTTGTTGGCGGTTGTTGTTGATTGCCCGCCAGTCGGCGTTTCCATCTGCATCTTCGATCTGGTGCAGCTTCAGCGAACCGGTATTACCACCAAGACGAAACCACATGCGGCTTATCTCGATAGCAACCAGCTCCTGCCCGCTTTCCGCTGCCCAGTTAAAGATCTCTCGTTTAAGTTCTTCGAGGTATTCCACTTCGAGCGTCTCCTGTCGCTGAAAATTGATTAAGCGTAATCAGATTTCGATGCCGCCAATTGTTAAGCTGATTTGGCTGGCAGTTGGTAAGCCTTTGGGTCATAAACAAGTTCGCCATCAGTCATCAGAGACAAACGAGCTGCTTTACCTTCAGGAACCAAACGCCCCCACGCATAGACAGTAGGAGCCTTAACGCCAGCGGCCTCAGCCAGTTTTCTCTTACTACCAAAATATTTGATCGCATCAGTTGTTAACATGAAACACCCTCCTGTTAGATTTTTCTAACAAATTAGGTGTTCGAGATAACGAAGTCAAGGAAATTTAGAATTATCTAACTATGACAATGCCAGGTGAGCGCATCAGAGCGCGAAGAAAAGATCTCAAACTTACTCAGCGCGCTTTAGCGAAGCTGGTTAACGTCGCGCACGTCACTATCTCCCAGTGGGAAACCGGTGATAGTGAGCCTGGCGGGAAAAACCTATTCGCTTTAAGTAACGCACTTCAATGCAGCCCTACTTGGATACTTTACGGCGATGAAGCCGCCACTCCGGGAACCCCGGTAGATACCCCGCCGCCGTTAGATGAACGAGAAACAGAGCTTTTAAAACTCTTTTCGTCACTCCCAGAATCTGAAAAAGAGCGGCATTTAACGGAACTTCGCGAAAAAGTAGACGGTTTCAATCGTTTATTTGAAGAGTTACTGCAAGCCCGTAAACAAAAATAATCCCTTTCTAATCAAATAGATGTAATTTTTTACGTCTATATTGTTCGTTTTTTCTAATTTAACCGTTGACCATATTGTTAGATTTATCTAAATTACATCACATCAACGACGCACTAACCACGCGGCAGTTGTTCAGAAACAGTTCTGACAGTCCGGAAAGACGGGCGCGAATTCTTCGGGTCGCCGACAGTACGATGACATGCGGGAAAGACCGCAACGAACATCCATTGCTGTGTGTAGTCTTTGCCCGGCCCCCACGGCGGGCACTTTTTAAACGCAGTTACGAGGAAAGACCAATGGGGTTGACCACCCTGACAGCCGGGAAAGACCGGCAATCTTCAGGCGTAAAAAAGCCCACCGAAGTGGGCTAATTTACCCGGGACAGTGACCAAACCGCCCGGAATGCTACAGGGAACCAACCCTGCAGCGAGGAAAGACCAACGACAGAGCCGCTGATCGGCTCTGAGTATATATCATCAAGGAGTCGCTATGGAAGCGCTTACCATCCCCGTGAAGCTTTACGTTCACTACATCACTAATACTTTCTCATCCGATAAATATCACGTTTCAATCTGTGACATGTCACGGAACCACCCGGACATTTATGTGCTACTGGAAACGCGTGATATCACCATCGATATAAACCAGCCGGAACCCTTCGACCTTATAGCCATGCAGGTTGACCAGCTGCGCAGCCAGAAAGAAAACCTTGCTGCCGATGCTCAACGCCAGATCGCCGCGGTCGATGACAAAATTCAGCAGCTGCTGTGCATCGATCATTCTCAGATTGAAGAGAGCGACATTCCATTTTAATTACCCGGCGCCTGACCTGCGCCAGTAACCAAGAGGAAAGACTAATGACCATCTACAACGGCTTATTTGAGCCAAAGAAATCGGCGATTAAAGACTGCGGCGCCGTGCAGCTGGCGATCGCCATCGATGCGCCAAACAAAAAAGTGGCCGAAAGCATCATGACTGGCAAACTCTGGGAATCATACCCGGCCAATGGTGACAACTATTTCAAACCAAAACTGTGGGAACACATTGAAGGCCAGCCGCTGCCGACCGTTGGCCAGTTCGATGAGTCATTCGCCCAGCAGCATACTTTTGACGGTGAAAAATGGGTTTCTACTGCGCAGGATAGCGCTTCCGGAAGCGGCGCTGGTTTACCTGCCGACGATGAAGTGATCGACCTGATGACCGTTTCCGCTGAAGAACGCTTTGCTGCCGTCCTGCTTTTTAGCACCGCGGCGATTGATGGCCATCTTTATTCTCAGGTTGTGGATTATCTGGATAACCTGAAAAACCACGATGGCGAATTTGAAGAGGAAGATCGCTTTAACTTTAATGTGCTGTGCGCCCTGCAAAATAACTTCCCGGTTCAAAGCATGCATGTGGAAGGTCTGAATAACCTTGTTCAGGGGATTTTCTCCCACTTTGAAAACCAGACGCCAGGCAAAGCGGCTATCTCTCAGTTCGTTAAACGCTGGCTTGAGAATCCGGGCAAGCGCGACGAACTGGCCCCCGGCGTATATAAAAATACCGCTCTCAGCACCAGCACCGATGACAATAAAACGCCAGTGGTTATTTCTAAGCGCGGGTATAAACACACTTATGCAACGCTGGATCAGGAGATCGCTACCGCCCTTCTCCCGCTGGCGCCTGATGCGCCGGTACTATCCGGAAACCTTCTGGACGCTAAGAAGATGATTTCCGATGACCGGGAAGATTTTAAACGCTGGTCAGCATCGCTGCACACCACGCCGCAGATACTCAAATACGACCGCGCCAGCATCTTCGGCGTGGTACAGAACGTACCGGCAAAAGATACCTACCATTTCCCTGACAGCCTGCGCCGCCATATCGATTCATGGCTGGCGGCCAACGGCCGCTTTGAGGAAACCGAGGCGGGATCCGTTAAAGAACCAGAGGCAACGCAAAATACCCCCTCAAACGCGGGCGAAAAAGAGGAAGTGCCGCCGTCGGTTGTAACCGATACCCAGGCCAAACAGGCGCGTGAGACGCTCAACGATATGGGCTATGGCGTATATGCCTCTGGTGAAAGTGCAGAGCCAGAAGAGAAGTTGAGTGAGAAAGTAAAAACTATCGTTCAGGACGTTGATCAGCTTGTTGAACGAATTAACCGAGAAGAGAACCTGCCGAAAGCTGCCGAAGTTGTCCAGAGCATTAACGATATGCAGGCAACCGAACGGGACAACCTCGAATTGTGGAAAAGCGTATTCAAGACAGATGAGCGCTTTACTACGGCCTTCTCAGTAAACGGTGGCGGAACATCCATTAATGGCACCTACATGACTATGATGGCCACACGAGAGTTTGGGCCAAAAGGTCAGGGCTGGGGCGTTGATATTCTGGAAGAACGTTTTGATACAGGCGCGCCAATTACCCGCACTATCAAGGGTGCAGATGGCAATAACACGTGGGAACTGATCCCTGATGGTATGGGTGGTATCCTCATGGAGAAGCACCACGTTATTAAAATCAGGCTTTGGTATCTGAAGAACGATGTACGCGGCGAAGAATTTGCATTCGGCTGCACACCATACATTTACGGCAGTAAATACGGCCCGATTTGCGATGGTGAGGCGACAAAAAAATCACTCACTGATGCTACTAAAAAAGCACTATCCGGCCTCGGCTTTAGCGGCGATATCTTTATGGGCCTCTATGACAATCCAGAATATCGCCAGAAAAACAAAGCAGAGTTTGACCTCAAGAATGCCAGCGAAACCGCCGAAGATGCAGCGCGGTTGCGTCAGGAGTTCGACGACAAACTAACCCGCAACGCCAATACCCTCGCAAACGCTGTATCGGTGAACGAAATTAACAAGGTGTTTGCCCCTATCGCCCGTGAACTCGAAGTTCACCGCAAGGATGCAGAATCAAAAGGAGACACACAGCGCTCCCGCCACCTCAGTAGCCGGTTGCGCCGTCTCACTGATATCAAAAATGGACGTATCGCCGAACTTAATAAATCTGAGGAGAAAGCATAATGACTTCCACTACTGCTATTGCCATCGCCGCGGATTATCAGAACCTGCTGCAACTGCTGGAAAGCTCTGATGACCTGACTCCGGAAATGATCGCCGATACCCTTGAAGGCATGGAAGGAGAACTGGCCGATAAACTGGATTCCATCATGGTTATCGCACGTAATAACCTCGGCAATGCCAGCACCTGCGATGATGAAATAAAACGCCTGGCCGAACGTAAGAAGTCTTTTGAGAATAAGGATAAGGCTCTGCGTAAGTATATTCTCTCCTGCCTGATGGCGGCCGGGCTGGATAAGCTGAAAACGGCAAAAAACACTTTCACCGCTCGCAAAGGTAGCGTAAACGTTGTGATTGATAATACCGATCTTCTTCCCGATGAGCTGGTGAATACTCAGGTTGTTATCGCGCCCGATAAAAAGGCCATCAAGGAAGCGATTGAATCAGCACAGGCAGCGGCGGCACAGATTACCGCTGACGGCGGAGAGATACCGGAAGAACTGTTAAACCCAGTGCCGGGCGCTCACCTTGAGATTGGCGAACGTTCGCTGCAGGTGCGCTGATATGCTGAAACTCACACTGAAACGAGGCGACGCGCTTCACGTCGTTTTTCCGGACGGTACTAACGGGATAATCGAAGCCTGCGCGCGTTGCGAACTGGCTATGCATTTTCCGCGCAGTGCCAAAATCACCCGCGAAAATGGCGCGTTCCGGAATAAACCAAACCTGATTAAGCCTAATCAGAAATAACCCGCAACTGTCGTTAGCATTGTGATCTACCTATGAACCGGAGATCACAATGCTACGTTGGCAACCAGGCACACTTTTACTTTCAGATTTCGATATCAAAATTGGCAGGCTATCAGCCAGCGTTAGAAAGAGGACTCTGACCCAGTCCGATATCCAACGCGCTTGCGATACGGCAGACAACGCGATAGCCGGCATGCTGAGGAAAGACCATGAGACACGATCACGACATCATCACCAGAGAGGAAATGATCGAACTGACGGGGACACCGCTTAAATCGCGGCAGTGTGAAGCGCTACGCCGGGCCGGAGTCTTTTTCATGGAAAGGGCAGACGGCCATCCTAAAACGACGTGGGGCCATTTCCTGAACCCGATAAAATACCGCAACCAGCAGGAAGAGACGGTGCGGGAGGAAGAACCAGACTTCGGAGCTATCTTTAATGGCCGGAAAGCGTAAGAACCCCGCTGATAACTGGATGCCGCCCCGCGTGTATCGCGGCAAGGCGGCGTATGAATTCAGGAATAAAGATAACAAGGCTATCAGGCTATGTGCGCTCTCCGAGCCTCAATCAGCTGTATGGCTGGCATATGAAAAAGCCATGGGAGAAGAAGTCGAGCGCAAGACGTTTCAGGCTCTGGCCGATCAATTCATGTCTTCCCCTGACTGGCAGGATTTAGCGGCAGAAACCCGAAAAGACTACACGAAATACGCAGGCAAAGTGTTGCCGGTATTCGGGAAGGTTAACCCGGATAAAATTAAACCAGAACACATCCGGCGCTATATGGATCAGCGTGGCATGGCCAGTAAAACGCAGGCTAACCGGGAAAAGAGTTTTCTTTCGCGGGTATTCCGTTGGGGTTATGAGCGCGGTTACGTTCAGCATAATCCCTGTCAGGGCGTTAAGAAGTTCAAAGAGACGGCCAGGGAGCGTTACATCACCGACGAAGAATACAAAGCGGTTTACGACGTTGCTCCGGACGTGGTTCGCGCCACCATGGAAATCGCTTATTTGTGTCTGGCCAGACAAAGCGATGTGCTGGCTTTGACTGAAGACCAGATACGCGAAACCGGGATCTTCATCCGCCAGGGAAAAACAGGCGTAAAGCAAATCAAAGCATGGTCGCCTCGCCTGCGCGCCGCTGTCGCCCTCGCCCGTTCCCTGCCGTTAAAGCCGGGTATACGTAGCCTGTTTGTCATTCACCAGACCAGCGGCAGCAAATACACCCGCGACGGTTTTAATTCACGCTGGCGCGACGCCAAAATCGCAGCGCAGGAAAAGAACCCGCACCTGCAGATAGATTTCACTTTCCACGATCTGAAAGCGAAAGGTGTCTCTGATCTGGAAGGAAGCCTCGAAGAGAAACAGGCGATTTCTGGTCATAAAAATTCGAGGCAAACGGCAATTTACGACAGAAAAACTAAAATCGTGCCGGTGGTCGGCGGTCAGAAAAAATGA